CGCTGGAAAAGTTTGGCACAATAAAAAATTTCAAAATCTGCGTGATGATCTAGGATACGCTGTAAAAGCTCGCTGGATTGACCTAGAAAATGATAGTGATTTTGTGCAAAATCAAAAAGATCAGCTTTGGAATTTGTGCTATGAAGATGTTCGGGATAGTGATTTCTTGCTGCTATATTGTGAAGATTTTAACGAAGAACAACGCGGCGCGTTGGTTGAAATTGGAATGGCTTATGGTTGTGGAAAACCAGTATATGCGATAGGTAAGTGTGCAAGCATTGCTCCTAATGCAATTTCTGATGTTGCCTTCACCCATTTTAAAAACTGGACATGGTTAGAAACGACTGACCTAGTAGAAGGTGCGGATCAAGCTATTGCTATGCACGAAGGAAAGCAAAAGGCCCAGCGCCTTGTGAGTATGTTTAAAGATTTTAGAACTGTTGGAACAGTACAATCGGAGGTTGCATAAATGCCTTATATTCCCGTAGAAGATCGTTCACGCGTTGATGAAGCTGTAATGGATCAAGGGTGCCAATGGGTACCCAACAACGCCGGAGAACTAAACTGGCTAGTATCTAGCTTTATAAATAACTTTTTAGAGGTGCATGGTGTACGTTATGCGTATCTGAATGAAATGATGGGCGCGCTAGAGTGTTGCAAGCTAGAGCTGTACCGCAAGGTAGGTGCGCCTTATGAGGAAATAAAAGAAGCTGAAAATGGTAAAGCATATTCAGTTGAAATGCAAGGGGCAGATTACTAACGCCCAGCGCCTAATAACCCTTTAATATCAAAGGGTTAGAGGGCGCGGCCCCCCGCGCGCTAAGTGCTTGATTTTAAACACTTTTTTAGTGCTTGACGCTAACAGAATAAAGGCGTATGGTTTCTTATAGTCAATTAAAAGGAGTATTCATGGCTACTAAAACTGTAAATTATACTACCGCACAAGTTGATCAAATTATCAACATGTACAAGCAATCAGGTAACGAATCTCTTCCAGAGATTGCTGCAGCTGTCGGTAAGTCAGTGCGTTCTGTACGTTCTAAACTAGTACGCGAAGGCGTATACTCGGCTACCCCTAAGCCGAAACGGTCTTCAATTGATAAAGGACCTACTAAAAAAGAACTGCTTAATGAGCTCGAGCAGGTGTGTGGTTTTGATGTCACACCTCTGTCTGGTGCTACTAAAGAGGGGTTGCTTTCGCTAATCTCTTTTGCTAAAAAAATGGGAGAAGCTTAGGCTTCCCCACCACCCTTTTAGGAGATATTTATGTCTGTAAAAACTGCTATATGTTACGATGAGTGCGGCACGGAAGTTTCTATCCAAGTCGAAGGCTATCACCAGATACCCGAAGAATGGCGGTTCTGTTACTGGCAAGAGTTCAGCGATCGGGAGCTTGCTGAGTGGAGGCTAGAGCAGGAGCAAGACTGGCCCTAGCCTCCAAAAAAACCCTTTAATATCAAAGGGTTAGCCGCACCGCCAAAAAAGTGTGTAATATCAAGGGGTTAGCAGGGGGGTCGCCCCGCTCGCTAAGTTATTGATTTTAAAGGGTTTTTTAATTCAAATAAAATGCTAAGTGATTGAAAACAAACGATTCTTTTCTGTTGACTTGAGCTGATTTATTCTTTATAAGTTATACATAAGGAGAATTTACTAATGATTAAAAATATTTCTATCTTTGATTTAGACGGAACCTGTGTTGATAGCTCGCATCGGCAAGCTACTCTTTCAGATGGTACGCTAAACTTGGCGGCTTGGTTTGCCAACGCTACGCCTGAAAAGATAGCTCAAGACAAGCTGCTTCCTTTAGCTAAGGAAATCAGCAACCGTAAAGATAAGGGTGATTATGTTATAATCTGCACTGCTAGAAATATGTCTAGCGCAGATTATGAATTCTTAAAAAAGAATAACATGGTTGCTCACAAGATTATTTCTCGCCCTGTGGGAAATATGGAAGCAGACGGATCACTTAAGGCGAAACAGCTTTCATCCTTTTTAAGCCTCCGCCAGTTTAAAAGAGCTTCAAAAGTGATGTTTGATGACGCGCAAAGTGTCCGTTCTGCTATCCGAAAAATTGGTATTGCGGTACTAGATCCCGCAAAACTCAACTAGAGGTTGTTATGGAATATACTCACGAATTAATGTTAGAATGTCACGAAAAACGCATGGGAGGAAATATGCGACACTTAATGATAACACGGCCAGATGGTGGCATCTGTGATTGCTATGGAGAGATCGAAGAAAATAGCAATTTTGAAGTCGTATGCTACGACGAAGAAAATGATGGAATTTGGGCGACGGGAAACCATGACACCAATGAACCATTTAAAGATTGGCAAGAAGCTGTTAAATGGCTATGCGAAAACCTTGACTCACGGATTGAACAGCTAACCGCTGTTTAATCCTTTAAAAACAAGCACTTACGGGCAAGGGCGCCCCGGCGGCTAAGTCATTGATTTTAAACGATTTTTAAATTGAAAAAAAATGCTAAGTCCTTGTTTTTAAACGATTCTTTTCTCTTGCATTCTGCTTATTTTAAAGCTATAAATATTATATTAACCCTCAAACAAAAGGAGGCCAATTATGGCTACATCTAAAACTGCAAATTACACCACCGCTCAAGTCGAGCAAATCGTTTCTATGTATGCTGATCTCGGCAACGAAGGTCTGCAAGATATCTCTGACGCCGTGGGCAAATCTGTCCGGTCAGTTCGTTCGAAACTCGTGCGTGAGGGTGTTTATGTCGCCACCCCTAAAGCCGCTGCACCTAAGCGGGATCAAGGCCCGACCAAAAAAGAGCTGTTAAATCAGCTTGAAGAAATGGTTGGTTTTGATGTTACTCCACTTTCGGGGTCAACCAAAGAAGGTTTGCAATCTCTGATTGCATTCGCCTCTAAGGTGGCATAAACCAGAGGGGGCAAGGTTGCAGCCTTGCCCCTTTTTACTTGACACTGAAAAAAGTGTTTGAAAACAAACACTTACGGGCCAGGGCCCCCCGCGAGCTAAGTCATTGAAAACAAACGGTTTTTTAGTTAGCAGAAAAAGGCTAAGTCCTTGTTTTTAAACGATTCTTTTTATTTGACAGCTGAATGTTTTTGCTTTACACCTATAAGGGTAAAGCATACAGGAGAATTTACAAATGCCTTTCAAACCTACTCTTTTCGTTGTAACCGACATTGAAACCACCATGCGCAAGCGTATTGCTTTTGATGTTGCTTGGCGCATTGTTGACCGAAAAGGTCGGGAATATGGTTCTGGCTCTTATGTTATCCGTGAAGCCTTCAAGCTTGATCTGCCTTTCTTCGCTGAAAAAATGGGTCATTATTTTGATGATGCTTATAGCCACAAAATTGTGCCTGCCTCTATTGATGACGTTCGCGCAGAATACAACGCGCAAATTAATGCGCTTGCTGCTGCTGGTCATAAAGTCATTTTATGCGCTTACAATGCACGTTTTGATTTTACGCATCTGCCGCGCACTTTGCAAGTTTTGCATAATGACGACTCTGCGCGTTGGTTAGATAATGCTTTTCCGCTGCTCGATATTTGGGATTTCTGGGGTCAGAGCGTTCCTCTTAATTATCGCGCCAATCCTTCAAAGTCTGGCAAATACTTTTCAACGTCTGCGGAAAGCGCCTACCGTTGGGAATTCATGCAAGAAGATTTTGAAGAAAGGCATATTGCGTGGCATGATTGCTTGATTGAAAGCGATATTTTGCTTAAAGCATTGCATCGCAAAAAGCCTATGCCTATAGTCTCCAAGCCTTCAGAGTTTTCTGGATCAGTCTGGAGAGATATCAATCTGAGACTAGGCGTTGACGGTTCTCAGGCTCTTGCGGCATAATTAAACTGGGGCTTGCGTTTTGCAAGCCCCCCACAACCCGAGGTTGAAAAAATGGCTAAAATTAAACTTGCGCTTCCTTATATCCTAAAGGCTTATATCGTTTACTCTGTTATATCCGAAACGGTAGTTTTAGGCGGGCTTATATACTTAATTTTCTTTTAATATCAAGGGGTTAGGCGGCGGGGCCCCCAACCTGCTAAACTACTGAAAACAAACACTTTTTTTACTATTGAAGATATATTTTAAAACTGATACTAATAATTAAAGGAGAAAATATGGCTAGAAGAGTTGAATGGAAAGCTATCGGCAAATGTAAAGTTTGTGGCATAAATTTATATGCTGAGACAGATAATAAACCTCATAAGATTGCTATGCCTTGCAATCTAGGAGGTTGCCCTTATGAAACGCCAGAACAGCAGCAAAGCGCTGATGAATTTTGGAGATCACTACCACCAGCAGGAAAAGGAATAACTTATTATGAATAAACATTCAAACACATATAAAGAATGGTTTGCAGAAATCGATCGGATCTTAGAACGTTCTATAGGTTTAGGACAAGACTGCCTAGCAGACTGGCTAAGTCGAGATGCGTATAATGATGGGCTTAGTGCAGAGGAAGGCGCAGCTATTTGCCTAGAAGCTCAAGATTTAATGAATGATGATGAGATATCAGAATTGTTGAGTTAAATCAGGGGCTTAGGCCCCAAGGCGCCCGGGCTCCTAACTTATTGATTTCATTGATCTTTTTCTCTCTTGACACAACTTAAAATTGAATTAGGCGCCCTTAGCGCCGCCTATAGTAGTAGTTCAACTACCCGAATGCAAGTAGAAAAACAATTTATAACGTACTCAAAGCTAAGTCTGCTTTAACTTTAGCACCAGGCCAAGTAGTAGTTCAACTATCAAATTTCGTGGGCCCTAGTAGGCATTCGAAGTAATTATTTAATAGCCTAGCGCCACTATTATAGTGGAAAAACTATAGCGTTGTCAAGCGCAAATTAGCCGTGGCCGCTCATCAAAGTCAAGTCGCATAAAAAAATAGAGAGCAGCATAGAAGTAGATTGTTCATGTTTCTTCTTGCTTACTTGCTGTTTTTATCGTATATTGATTATGTTGATGAGGGAAATGAGCGCCTCGAACCAGCTCAGAAGCCAATTATATAGAAAGAGGTTCAAATATGGCTAATACTACAGTAAACTACACAGACGCACAAGTAGAAATGATCGTTGAAATGTACAACGGGCTCGGCAATGACGGTCTTGATGAGATCGCATCTGCTGTTAGCAAGTCAGTACGGTCGGTACGGTCAAAGTTGGTGCGTGAAGGTGTTTATGTTGCTACACCTAAAGCCAAGGCAGCTCCAAAAGATATGGGTCCTTCGAAGAAGGAACTGTTGAATGACTTGGAGCAAATTGTAGGCTTTGATGTCACCGGTTTCACCGGTGCTACTAAGCCTGCGCTGGCTACGCTTATTGAAAAGCTGCAAGCTGCTTAAGCGTTACGCAACATAAATACACGGGGGGCCTTCGGGCCCCCTTATCTTTTAATGGCTAAAAAAGGAACAATCATGCAAGGTTTGATCGAATCTGATAATTATATTAAATGTAATCACTGCAATTATGCTCATACTTATGGTCAACGTCTAGATACAGGTTATGACGTTGTGTGTCCTAACTGTGAGTCTGATGCATCTACTGAAGATTTAGATGATGAGCAAAAGTACTATTGGTGGAGTGTTGGTATATATTCAACAGGCGAGAACTACGGAGGCCCCGAAGAGGGCGGTTGGTGGTACACGGCTGGAGATTTAGAACATCATGATAAAGTTCGTAGCTTTTATTCACTAAAACAAGCTCAAGAATACGCTGTAGAACTACGTAAATGGATAACAGAGCATAATAGTGGTCAAGATTATGCAATAAAAGGTTTTACAGAACAGTTTCCTGATGCTGGATTCCCTAAAGTAAGACCCCGTTACTGCTAAAAACGAGAAAAGGAGCCCTTTTGAGGCTCCTTTTTTTATTTAATCTTAAAAACTAGTAAAAATCGGTAAAAAAGCTTGCGCTTCACGAAAAATACCAGAAAAATTGAAATAATACTTGCTTGGCAAAATAATTGAATAATTCTAGTTAAAAATCAACGTCTTTCTCTGGTAGTATTAAAATAATTATAACTAGAAAAAAGACAGAGCTTTCCCACCTAATAAGTTATACGGAGAAAAAATGAAAGCTAACCCCCTAACGAAATCTTCGTTTCGAACAGTATGCCTTACCCCGCGTAAACGTCGTGCAGTCTCCCCGTATGAGATCGTTGTCTCTAGCCTGAAGCTGCTTAAGTTGCCTAAGAATCTTTAGAATTACCTTAGAATCTTTAGAATTAGGGTTTGTTCTAAGATATACCTAAGATTGTAATAAGTAATAGTAAAACTATATAAATAATCCATTCTGTATTCATTATTAACTCATGTAACTATATTAGCATAATTTGCATTAAAGTCAAGTAGTCATTGAGCGATAAGTTTGTAAGTTTTAATTTTCAGCATTGAGAATATGAAAATTAAGCACTTTGCATTAATTGTATATAGGTAAATGATATAAGTTTAATCGCTCAATGACAGGCTAGACTTAGTTAATCTACATGCTCATATGCTAGCGTTAACCAATGCTTTGCTACATCTTGAACTAAATAAAGAGCACAGCAACAGGCAATAATAGCTATAGCAGTAGTATAGTTGTTAGGCAGATTCATTAAAAACTCCTTCTAGTGACTGGCTTAGTAGATAATCAATAGCGTCTAGCCTACCTTGTGCTGAAGCCATTGAATCTAGCTGATGTTGAATGCTTTGTGCAATATCTGAATGCTCACCAATACCAGTACTTGAATTTAAATAGATGTTTACATTAAGCGCTGCAACATCTAGTTCTGATTGGGCATGATTTCTAAGTGTGTTAAGTATCTGTGTGTTCAATGCGTTTCTCCTCTGGTGTAAAAATGTCTACAATACTACGTCTAATAACTTGATCATTAATGCAATATCCTCGTGTATGCGTTTTAGAAACTGCATCACGATCACAGTCAGGTTTAGGATGTATATTGTGAATTTCATGACGCTCCGGGTCAAACCATTGTCCACGATCGTCATAACTTGTTAATCCACGGCTTTGCAGTGCCTGAGCTATAGCCTCTACAGTAGCACGATAAGTTGCATTATCATAATATTCTAGTAATGCAATTAATTCATCTAGTGCGGGTAACAGCTCCTGGATCAAATCTGCTGTATCTGATGTTAAGTTTTTCATATCTATCTTCTCCAAGTTGTGGAAGTTTTGCCAGTTCGGTTTGAGTAACTATTACTGCGCGTCCCTTACTTTCCATCCATTCCGTTAGTGTATCATAATCCATACCATCGAGCAAGTCTGTTTTAACTGTTTTTAGTGGGTGTGGATGTTCTACAGAGAAAAAACGTTTTGAGTTTGCATGGCGCAGATCACAAGTTTTGCGGTGTGTGCTTTGACGATTAGCAAGGTATAGCGCTTGTGCCTCTTCAGTCCAAAGCAAACACCATTGAATACAACTTCCAGTATTATTATGAACACGAGTAGTTTCGGAACTTAGAATATCGCTAGCTGCTCGTAGTGCACGATCTACCATCTGCAGTTTATAGCTACGTCTAAGAGGTTGTTGAGCACAGTACCAAGCTATTTGAAGTAGAGTTGTATATTGCGCTCTCCAGCAATCAAGATGTGCGCTCATACTAAAACCACTCTTCTGGATGTGCACTTATAGCGTGTAAGCGTGCTGCACGTTGTGCTGCATGTTCAGAAACGATAGGCGCACTACAAGCATTCATTGCATCTCCTTCACTACGATCTATCCAAATGCCACAACCATGCAGCATAAACGCATTCGCAGCATCGCCATAATTGAATAAGCCTACAGTCATTCCAGGTACATCATGCAGCTCTCCAACATCCCACGGCTCTCCACAGTGTGAACAATAAATATCAGGCATTAGGATGACGCCCTTCACTTGCATCTGGATAATCATTGTATGTTAACATATCTGCAACATCATCTTGGCTCATATAAGTAAGTGCAGCTCTTAGCATATCTTCTAAATCATATCCACGATCTAAGCATAACTCTAGCGCATAGTCTCTATAATCTGTCATAAACTTCTCGTTTTATAATAAGCACGATAAACTTGTGCAATGGTTGCTTGATCTTCTATGCATTCAATAATAAACTCGCTACCACTTTGATCTCCTATGCGCGTAGCATCTTCATTGCTTGAAGCTAAACCAAGAATGGCGCCTTCACGATTTCTAACTACTAACATCATCGAACAGGTAGTGGTGTAGTGTTAACGCTATCATGATAATCGCCTGATTCATAGTAGTCACGCGAAGCACAATGTTTAACCATCATACCACTTTGCATTCGATAGCTAATAATTTCTCTACGCACAACGCCTGCAGTATCTGCTCGAAATGCTTCTTCAAAAGGGCCTTCAGTAGTCATGTTCATATAGTCTCCTGCTGTTGTAAATTTTAAATCGCCCATGCCATTAACTGCTGAATAGCTTGGATATCCTTTTTCAAATACAGGCGATAACTTATCTGATTGTGTTTTATTCATGCTCGCCATCCTTAGAACGACCGCTATAGCGAGTAAATAGATTGGGACGCCGTTTAGCTGTCTCAAATGTAGCTACTGTGATAGCAATAGCTGCTAATAGTAGTGCATGAGCTATCATACTATAAAGGCCTGCCCACATACTTCCTATAACAATACCAAATACAATACACCACATCCAAGCTAGCACTTGCATAATCATATGTCGTGTATTTAAATCTGGAATAGCTCGTAGTGGATTAATGCGATAATCCATTACAGCGTTCCAACAATTGTATACCCATTCTCTCATTGATCGTACCTTTCTAAATGTTACTTTTTGCGCATAGTGCGCATCTAAATGATCTCGATACTCTGTAGCATCACTCAAGCTGTAAAACAGTTCAACTATTTTTTTAGAACGAAACCAGGCTGTTACTTTATACATGGTTATTCCTTTTTTATGTTTGCTAAAATATCTTTTGCTATAGCGTCAACTTCAGGATCTACCCAGCCACTGCTTTGCTGTAGATAATTAAATTCAGGATTTTCAGTTAAAAATTTACGCATTGCTGCACGACACTCAGCTAGTTTTTCTTCTATCTCAGAGATTTCATCTTCAAGATGTTGAGTATCTTCGAACAGTGCTTTCAGTAAGGATATCATCTAACCAATTTTCTGCAGCACTAGTAACATAACTCCAACTTTTATTAGGATAAGGTATTATCCCAATCAACTCATTGTTGTCATAAAACTGTGCTACAAACTCCTCATCTACTAGCTCAATGCTAACAGATTTATTATTTTTTTTAAAAACTTTTGCTTCAAACATCTTAGATCCATATTGAAGTTATTACTATATTTGGTACGCTTACATAGAAGTGTTGCACCAAAATTATAAAGCAAGCAGCAGGTGTAAAATCAAGATTCGACATGTTTAGTAATGTAAACAGAGTTTCCATCAAAATTATAGTTCAAAGTATCTCCTTCATACCATCCTAGCTCTTGAAGAAGAGCACCTGGAAGTTCTACTAAACCGTTTTCAAGCACTTCACTTTCCCAAACCGATGCGCGACTCATAATACAAGAGCCTAGCTTAGAAGATATCATACGATATATATCGTATTGATGGTCAGACGAGTAAATCTCTGTTTGTCCTGTGCCTTGAGTTCCTTTAACTCTAAATTGTTCTATCAATGGCTTAATCACAGCTTCTGCTTTATGAGTAGCTTCTTTATCTTTTAAAGGCCAAAAATATAAAAACCACCAATTAGCTCCTCCTTGACTTCTACCTCGTTGAATAGCTTTAACATTAACAGTACGTCCTACTTTAATATCTGCATAGGTGCCTTTAATTTCTTGTACACCCATATAAACTCCAAAAGTTTCAGAATCACGCTTACACAATACCTGTTCAAGTTGGGCTGCTGTAAATACTCTCATTTATCGCCTCATTGACGCTGCATCAACAGCTGCTTGAGGATTGTCACGACGAATAGGCATAAGATTAGACTTATGTGTAGTTACAATACCTGCAATTTCATTGCCTGTATACTTAACCGCACTCCGTGCAGTACCATTTTCAGGTACAGCATTAGAGCTAATTACTTGACTACTATTTTCACGATAGTTTGGAATAGAGTGAATGCTGCGTTTTCCTCCGGTGCCACGAACACCAAGGCGAGAAAGATATTGTTCATGCTCTGCTCGAGCTTTAGCTAGTCTACGATTCATTGGTCTGCAAACCTTCCCATTGTTGTTTTAAATTCTTGTGCATGATGTGGTAGCTCAAAGTGAAAGCTATGCTCGTACACATCTGTCCATGTAGTAACACTCCACTGATGTCGTTCACAAACACGACTGCAAAATGTTTTACCTCGATCTACTAAGTCACTATGTAATCTTACCACATATCCAGGCTTCCAAGCAAGCTTATATTCGAATTGTTCTTGAGGAGTCATGCAAGTATGTCACTAGAAGTATCTCTCCAATTACGAATATGAGCAATCTTTCGCTCACGAGACCAACCAGCTAGATAATCATTTTCTTTGTCAAATAGTTGTAACAGCTCATCTTCTGAAATAGTAGCTGTATCAATAATAACCTCTCCTAAATCTTCTTGACTAAACTCGTTAAGTTCTGCGCTAGTTACTGAATCTCTGATCCAAACATCTGGATCACAAGTAGCCACTTCTGTTGGCACTACATACTTAATTCTAAACTGTTGAATAGCAGTGCAAATAGTATATTCACTCATTTATACATCTTTCTATAATTACAATATTTAATCCAAAACTCATATATACCATAGCTTAGTACTGGGCCAATAAAAGGTATAAAAAACGCATTTAATATAAACCATGCGTAAACAATAGCTAGTGCTATATCTATATAAGTTATCATTCTTCTCTATTCACTGTAGTTTGCCTTTACTATATAAGAAGAATCGGTATTAACTGTTCGATTCTTCTTCATTTCTGCTACTTCAAGAGCGTGCATAAAAGACTCGTTCTTCATCAACTGGTCGATAACTTTTTCCCAATTTTGTATCTTGCCTTCAAGATACTGAATACGGCGGTCTAAAAAATTTAACTGATAATCGCTCATTATACTCTCCTTATGTCCAAAGATGTTCAAAATACATACCAAACAGCAAAAACCCGCCAGAAACTTTAGCTTGCGTATCTTCCATACATTTTTTACACGTATCACCTGAATGATTATTTACACAAGAATCTAAGCAAGAGTCTAATACATCAGTATGTGTGGATTTAAATTCAAAGCTGTAAATCATAGAGTCTAACATGTTATCCCACTTCTCTTTATCAAGAGTGCTAGGATATCCATGATTTTGCTCTTTATACTTACGCAGTAAGGGGGCTATAATATGAGACAGCGTTATGTCTACATTCCAAGTATCCCAACCTTCAACCTGCACATCAACGTTTTGGACTTCTGAATTTAGATTAGGT